AGCACGCCGAATTGGCGCGGACCAATCCCGGACCCAGTCACATCGGTGCGTTCGCCCCAGACGGCACCAGAGCCGAAGCTCAATTGCATCTCAGATACTCCCTTTCAAAAGCCGCTTCAGCGCCTGCTTGGCGGCATATGCGGCGTTCCAGGCCTGCGTGTCGCGAGCGATCGCTGAGCCCGGGAAATGGTCCTGCCACCAGCGCTCGATCAGCTGGTCGATCGAAACAGTCCCGCTGATCGAGGCGGTTGGGCTTCCGGTATGATTCTTGGGAAAGACCGTACTTCCTTCGGAATGTTCTACGGCCATCGGAATACTCCTACGAGCAAGATTCATTGCAGAGGCGAACGGGATCCGGCTTCGAGTATTTTTCTTGGCTGTCACTCGGGGGCAGCGGGATTAGACGCACAGGATTTCGACCGGGACGATCGCGATCGCCTGGTCACCAAGCACGCCTTCGTCGGTCTCGATCCTTCCGGCGATGTAGGCGTGCTGCACCATCGCGGGCAATCCGAGGTTTTGAATGCCGGTCGCCGGCAATGGCGCCAGCGCGGCCTCGAGCGCGTCGAGCAGCGGGTTCAGAAGCATTGCCGGCGCCAGGTAAGGATCGCTCGAATGGACGTAGACGTAGAAATCGGCGTAGAGTGTCCATGCGATCGGCGATCCCAACGCCTTGGTTACGGCATGCCCGCCTTTTTCGGCCATGAACAACGCGGGTTGCTCGGTCGGAGCCACTTCGGCCCAATGTCGCAGCCGGCGGTTAGCACTAGCAAAGCTCGCCGCACCGGCCCCGAGCGTCCAGAGCGCGGCGTAGATCGACTCACGGATGATCATCGGCTGCACCCGGATCGTGAGAGACTGTATCTCGCCCATTCATTGCGCTACGGCTTCAGCCAGAGCGGCCTCCACCCCTTCACGGATCGCCGGCCGCATGTCCTCGAGCGCTGAGCGCAGAAATGAACGCTCGGGGAGATCCATACGGCGATCGTAGGCCCGCACATTGATCGTCTTCTCGCCGATCGGCCGACCAAAGGCCTCCCTGATCCGTCGCAGACTCGCCCTGACACTCACCGTTCCGGCAAAGCCGTATTCGTGTACTCTGGCATACCGGCTGTTGCTAAAGACGCTCGCGGTGATGGGGCCGCTTTGATCGACTTGGAGGTCGATGCTGGACCTTAACGATCCAGTACGGCTACTGAGCACCTCCCCGCTGAGCTTGTCTTGCTGCACGTCGCGCTGAAGGTTGATCCCGAGCTGGGTGATCGCACGCAGTAGCCCCGAATTGATCGCATCAGGCAGTGCCCGCAATCGCTCCAGCATCTGCTGGTCGCCGACGAGATAAGCCGTGATCACACAGCACCGGCGAGCGTAGCCGTATCTGTTTGGGTCGAAGCCGGCATCAGGAAGCCTGAGATCGGCGCGAAGATGCGGTATTGCTGGATCAGCGTCTTGGTCGAATCACTCATGTCCTTTTGCGAGTACGACACGGTCTCGCCGCCGCCTATCGCCCGCGCAATCTCGCCGATGCGGCTGCGTTCGCGGTACCGCAGCGCCACGAGCTCAATGCAGGCCTGGGCGAGATCGGGGGGTGTTACCGAATAGCCCGCGGTGTATTGCAGGGTCACGCATCCCGCCTTGCGCGGCACGGCGTAACCTCTGGTCACGAGCTGCGTCGGGGTGAACAGGTACCCTGCTAGTGTAGCAAAGGAGCTGGCGACTACACTGCCAGATTGCCCCGATAGGGGAGCTGGGATCGGCGGAATCATCAAGCCGTCGACGACAACGAGGCTGACGGCACTCACCGGGAATGCCGCGAATTGGTATCGCGCCTCCCACGGGCCGAGGGCGTTCCCCATTCCATCACGGGTCTCGATCCAGTCCTGGGAAGCGATCTGCCGGTTGAGCCACGTTTGAACGAATTGACTCGCTGCCGTGATCAGACGCGTCAACAGCGCGTCGTCGGTCGCAGGAAAGGCGCTCTGCCCCGTCTGAAGCCACGCCTTCACATCGGTGAGCGTCGTCAGATCGCCAAAGCTGGCGCCAGGCGAAGCCAAGTTCGCCATTATGGGTATCCCAACTTGCGATCCGCAGCCACGGCGATCGCGCCCCGTAAACGAGCGGCTGGAGCCCCGGTCGCCACAATAAGGCTGAGCGTGGCCATCGCCATCTCCTCGCCATAGGCAACAGCGAGGCTGATGGCACGAATATTGGTGAGCCCTTCCAGCGACACCGGCGCGCCCCGACGTTGGACGTCGGAAAGGAAGGCGCGGCTGATCTCCTGCGTCGCGCCGACCGCGGGGTCCTCGGTAATCATCCTGTCACCGCGGGGGCCGCCTCAGCATTCAGTGCTGCCGGAGTACCGCTATCGTCGATCACATAGCCGCCATTATGAAGCAGATAGACGGCGACTTCGCGCGGCACCCGCACGACCCCATCGAGGTCGTGCGGATACCGCTCCGTCCCGTGCCCGACGGCGTCCCACACCGGGAAGATGGCCCGTAAGGTGATTAGATCAGACACGGGTATCCCCCTCAGCCGAAATCAGTGACGGTCATCAGCATGGGTCACCCATTGGCAATGTTGCAAATGACACCCATTGCGAACGGCGCGTAGACGGCTAGCACTTCCTCCGCATAGACACCGACCTGGCGTTGGCGCGTGATGAGCGGCCAGTCGATCTGGTAGTAATCTTGCCGAGTCTTGAGCTCCGCGACGTTCGGCACCTCGTTCGACTGATACTGGATCGGCAGGTTCTCGGCCCAGCCTATTATTGTGCCCGGTGGCACGCGCGGGTGAATCCTGATCGGGATCCGAAGCCCGCCGTCGATCGCGAAGGGGTTGTAGTAGAACTGTACGACACCGGATGCCGTGACATGATATTCGCCTTGGCTTCCGTCTGACGGCGAGTCGTAGCGCAACAGCGGCCCTGACCCGTCCGACAGCACCTTGCTAGTGATGTTCTTCAGCTCTTGAGAGTTGACGTAGAGGACCGTCGGCGACAGTTCAAAATTGTCCCACATCTTTTGGAACATCGTGTCGATTTCCACGACCGAGCCGCGGCCCGATGCAGTCAACGGCGTCCCTACGCCGGCTGCGCCGGTCGCCATGATGTTGATATAGGCGTTCGACCCCGGTTTCAGCGCAGTGGTCAGCAACCCGTCGTAAGCATAGCTGGAATTGGCTGAATTGTCTGCGGTAATCGCGGTCTGTGACTGGTTGCCGGTGCTGAGCGGGGTGCTGACGGCAAGGCTGTTGATCGTAGTGATAGCCTGCAAAGTCTCGGTCCCGGTCGCCGTTGAGACATACCAGGCATAGGCGACCGCACCTTGCATCGGCGCCACGCTGCACAACAGGGTCTGGCCGAGGGTTAAAGCCTGGCTCGCCTCTGCGCTAATGTTCGACGAGCCACCAGACAGCGTATAGCTCTTTCCGTCGGCCCCCGTAACGCTTTTCGAGGTAGCGACGCCGTTTAGGACGGTCGAATTCTGGTATCCTTCGACGGTCAGGCCGACGATCTTGACGAAGTAGGTTCCCGACGGGAGCGTCGCGCCGCTGCCCGATGCCGACAAGGTCGGGGTTGCCGGCGTGCCGAGTGTCAGCGAGGCGTTGCCGGCAAGGATTGCCATCTCCTCCTTGAGCATCATCTTTTGCAGAAGGCGAAAGGTCATACGCGCTTGAATATCCTCGAATTGGCGTCCCGCCGAAATTGCTTCAAAGGTCGCCGCGTCCTCCTCGCCGATCGTTACAAAGGTGGCCGATTTGTTCGAGGTCGAATAAGACATTTGGCCTGAGCGCTGGCCTTCTGGTACCCAGCCCATTGCGTCGAAGCCGGAGCCGATGAGCGCGTTGACCTGGCGCCAGTTCGTCGCCGAGCCGGTGCCACCGCCGACGCGCGGCATTACGTTTCGGATCGGGGTCACGAAGGGGTAGAGGTTCTTCGCCGGCGCTTGAAGGTCATAGGCGAGCAGCCCCGTCGCGGTCGAGATCGACTTGGCGAGCGTGTCATTCGGCTGGGCCAAAGCGCCCTTTAACAGCTCGAGCGATTCCTGAGTGAGCGAATTCATTTAATGGTCCTCCCTGAAGGGGGGCAATAAAAGCCCGGTCAAACACCGGGCTTGGTGATGGCTTCTCGGCTACAGCGCGAGCGGGCGCCTGTATTGGCGCCGTGAGACGAAGCTCGCCTTCGCCGCGAAACCGGATGGTGTGTATCAGTCCGCAGTTTTGTCAGCGTTCGCCTGTCGCGGCGCCGAGCACACGGATTGGGTTGGCGTAGCTCGCCTTGATCAGGGTAAGGGTCTGCTCCTCCTTGCTCATCTTGGCGAGCGCGGTCGTTATCGCCTCGGGCGAGAGCGGACTGTCACTAGTGCTGCCAGTGTTGCCGCCATCTTGTTGCTTGGACACCGCGATGCTGCCTCTGGCGATCGTCAATGGCGGAAGCGGAGTGCAGGCGATGTCGTCGACCCGTTTCGACAACCGATCGAGGAGCGGCACCATTTCGCCGAGCGCCTTGACCAGCGCAGTCTTTTCGGCCCTTTCGTCTGCCAGCACCTTGGCGAGGTCTTCCGTCCGTAAAGCTTTGACTGAGTCAAATTCAGTGCCCTGGTGCTCTACCTCACCGATACCCGCATCGTCACATTTGGCGCCGGCGGCGACCAAGTGGCCGTGCGCCACGCGTAAATGCGCCATCGTTTCGGCGGAATGGCGAGCACCAGCCTTCGTGACCTCTTCGGTGTTGGCACTTCCGGTAGGCGCCGCGTTTGTATCAGAACTCGGCGACAGCTGAAAACACGCCACCCGGTCGGTCAGCTTGCTGATGCACTCGTGGGCAATATCCATCAGGTTCCGATGCGCGCGCCCGCGCTTGCCACCCGCCGGTGCGATCGCACCCGATGTTTTGGAACTCTCGACCGTGGCATCGTCGCCCGGGTGGAAATGCATTGGCGGCGGCTCTATTTGCGGCGCCACATCTTCGATATTGCCCGCTGCGCCGACTGTTGAAGTATCTGGCGGCATCGCGCCGGCCTCTCGGAGATGTTCGCAAGCGCTGGCCATGTGCGCCTTCTCCTCGACCGATAGCCCGTCGATCTTCAGGCATTTGTCACATGCGCGGAGAGCGATGTCCACGAGCGCTTGATCACCTTGCGAATGCCTGCCCTTGGCGAGGAGAGCGGCGGCGAGCTTCTGCATATGAGGATTCCCTGTCTTGAGGAGAGCAGCGAAGCGCGCGACACCGGGCGCGCCGGCAGCCATTGCGAGCAATTCGGAAGCGCGCTGCGGCAGACACGCGCCGTCCATTTGCGTGTCACCGAGAAGCTCATCCATTTCTTCGCCCACGAGCGCGTTTAGAAAGCCGCTCAGTTGGCTGATGATCGACTGGAGCGGGGCCGCCGAGGCGTCGCCGTCGATTGCCGCCTCGACCCCGAGGGCATCCAGAAGCCAGTCGAGTTCGTGAATTATTTGAGCCACATGACCGACATCGCAAAGCGCTTTGGTTAGCGGTCCAGAAGATGCCTTTTCGTCATCCTTTGCCGAGGGCGGCCCCTCGAGATCGATCTTCTCCTTCCACGCAGCGATGATAGAAGCCCTGATCCGCCGAAATTGATCGGGGGTGTATCGCTGCGCGTTACTGGGTCTGTTGATGTAGTCCCAGGCGGCGCGAATGTGCCGCTCCGTGTCGATCGGATAGCGAGGCTTGCCGTCCGACTGATATCCGGGATCGGCGTAGTCGCGCTCCTTGTGACTGTCGAGCGAACTGCTGGACGCGCTCCTATCCTCATGGTCATCAGCCTTCGCGAGCACCCCCTCAGCTGTCTGGATCGCCCTCTTTGCGGCGTCGATCGCGGCTTCTGTTTTGGTACTACAGTCGGCTTCCCGCTCGCTCCCCGGCAGTGACCTGACATTGGTTTGGGGGGGCGGCGGCAAGTGAATGTCGGCTGCGCCGAGCGCGCCGCTCGAGACATTTGACGGCATCGCCTTTGCCGCGATGCTGATGGTCCGCCACCCCACAAGCCCAAATCTGGATCGGCGGATTGAACGGCTCGCCTGTCGGCGCAGGCAGTGCCGTTATTGGTGCCGGATCCCCGCCTTGCCCGGGGACGCCTGCGGCGGCTTTCCAGCAGTCGAAGATTGCCTCCGGGTTCGCGGGGCGATCGACGAGCGAGATTTCGTTGAGTACTAGGCCGGTGATAGCTTTAGGGTTGCGGGCTTCGCGCTGCGTGACGCGACCGCCTATCGAAAAGCCGCGATAGACTTGATTTTTGACTTTGGCGACCGCGATCGGGTCGACGACATGGGCGACGACCCGGGTCGCGCCGTCGTCACCAACCTCGGCTTCGAGCGTCGTTCCAGCGGCCGAGAGCTGGTGCATCTCACGCAGTGCCGGAAAACGCATGTAGTCCGGGATTGCCGCGCGCATCGCGTCGGCGCGAACGATCTCACCCTGGTCGTCCACGACCTCCGACGATGCGACCCCGTGCACCCGCACGGTCCCATCGTCCTGAGGCTCAACCTTCTGGATTGCGCCATAGAGTCGCATGATCAACATCCCGCCAATGAACCGCCCGAGTGCGTCCGGTACCTTGTCATTTTCTGGGCGGCTTTCGCCAAAACGCT